AAGTTGTACTTCACCCTCGCGGCTTTTTCCCAAGACTATACAGCGCTAGGGTCGGCCAAACTTGTTCTTGAGATTGAACCCGCGTACTAGGGAGCGGTAATGGCGGACAACGTAGGCGGCGTTTTGATGGGCGCTGGCGGCGGTGCCGCGACGGGCGCGGAAGTTGGTTCAATGTTCGGAGGCAAGGGTGAGCTCATTGGGGCAGCTCTCGGGGCTATAGGTGGCGGACTCTCGGCACAGGAGCGGTCCGAAGCGGAGAACCTAGCAGGCATGTTCGCTCCTGAGCAGGCAAACCCCTGTCCTGAAGGCTACATTTTTGACCAAGCGCAGGGCCGTTGTGTGGCTACAAAGTCCACGCAGCAAAAACTGGCTATGCTCAAAGGTATGCAGGACACAAAAGCGGGCCAGCAGCTAGAGGGTAAAATCTCCGAGGCGATCTTAGGCGCGCTAGGCAGAGGCGGGGATAAAACCTCAGAGGTTGACACGTCGGCAGAGAGCTCTTGATGGAAGAGATAACTGTCAGCGCCCAGGGCCACAGAGTCAAGACGTTGGCGCAGTTACTTAAGCACGCCAACGTAGACCGAAAAATGTGGCGCGTGTCGAGCTGGAAGTGCAACTCATGGGAGCAGAGCGTCAAAGGCGGCGAGGATACGATAACGCTATACCAGGTTAAGGCGTACCTTGAGCGCAAGATTGAGCCTGACCGCCAACCTGCATACCCCCCAAAGTGTATGCCTCGAACCGAACGTCCGCCTCGGCACGACGGGCTTAAGACTTGTCTCTTCGTGCCTGATTTGCAGTTGGGCTTTGCGTGGCGTGACCGCTACACATACCTCGACCCGATGCACGACCGCACCGCAATGGATGCTGTGGTCTCGATGGCCCGTGCCATGCAGCCAGAGGTGCTGGTACTCTTAGGGGATATGTTAGACCTCGCTCCGTGGTCTACACGCTTTCCGCGTAAACCAGAGTATAGGCAGACGACTCAGCCCGCGATTGACGAGTTGCACTGGTGGTTGGCGGACTTGCGCAAGGCGTCCCCCTCGTCCAAAATCCTGTACTTGGCTGGCAATCATGAGGAGCGCATCGCCAAAGCAGCGGTTGAGCTTCTGCCCGAAGCGACGGGTGTAGCCCCTGCGCTGGAGACAGACCCTGTTCTTAGCCTCAACAGGCTGCTTCACTTGGACAAGCTGGACATCGACTACGTCGGCCCGTATGGTGCAGACTGGTGGCTGTGGCCCGAGTCGAACTCTCCTGTGCGCGTGACCCACGGCACCAAGGTGCGCGCAGGCAGCGGTGCTACGGCCACAGCAATCGCCAAGACAGCGCGCTGGTCCGAGGTTTACGGGCACATCCACAAGGTTGAGTTTGTGCAGAAGACCTTCCACGGACCCGATGGTCCTCGGCAAATCACAGCCTGTAGCCCTGGATGTCTTGTACGCATTCCGGGTCCGACACCAGGCGTTTCTCTCACTCCCGACTGGCAACAAGGCGTTGGAGTCGCTATACTTGACGAGAACACCAATGACGTTCATATGCAGGTACTTCCAATCACTAATGGCCGGATCGTTTGGAACGGTCGCGTCTTTGAAGGGCATGACCCCTATGAGCGCATCGCTTTTGAAACCGGATGGAAACAGTTTATCGGAGATAAAAATGGCAGGTAAAAAGAAGTTCAACATCTTTAAGCTCGTGGCCCGCATTCTTCGTGTCGGTCGGAAGATCACCCTCGCCTTGTCGGACGATCAGAAGATCACACCAGACGAGCGTGACGAAATCATCGCACTCTTGCTGTCGGAGGTCACCGCGTACCTCGACGAAGTCATGGGGTAATCAATGGCTCTTACACAGAATAATCAGTTTACAGCGGTAGACTTTCGGTACTTCCGAGACACGGCTCTTACTGGGGCGACGTCTAGGCCCAATGTTTTTGGAACTTCAGGTAAGCTGTACTCTATCTTTGTGAACAACACTTCAGGAAGTCCCGCCACCGGATACCTCAAGCTGTATGACACGAACTTGCCCGTGACTGAAGGAACCACGGTTCCGTCGTTTATCTTTAAGATCTCCGCGAGCGTAATCGAAAACTTTACCTTTCCAGAAGGGCTGACTTTCTCTTCAGGACTCGGCTATACGATTAGCGATTCACCGGGAACCAACGCAGGTGCCACGATTAACGCAATCGGGAACCTGATCTTTACATTTAAGTGAGGCGTTAAATGGCTGCTGCAATCACAACACTCGCCGCTACGCTTGGTGGCTCTGTTTTATCCGACACCGCTGTGACCAATGCAGTAGTGGCGAACGCAACGGTTGGCGGCGCTGGGGCCACGACGAACATCTACCACATTGAGTTCGACAATACCTCGAATAGCTCTGTCACCTATTTGAAGATATACGAGAACGTAAATCCGACAATGGGCGGAAGTGCGGCAACCGACGAGCCTTCTTTCGTGCTAGCAGCCGCCGCGTCCACCAAAGAATACGTCTCGGTGCCTTCGGCCATCGCGCACTCAACAGGCTTTTCGTACATTGCAACAACAACGCAGGCGGAAGCTGGCAGTCCCTCGGCTCCGAGCAACGTTTGTTCGCTGGCGATGATCTACACTAAGAGCTAGCCGCGCAGTCGAACGGAGAAGTATTCGGCGTCCCCAAGGATGTCAGTCTCCGTGCCCGACCAGACCGAGGGCAAGACCTCATCAGCCGCGCCGATGTTTCTCCAGACCACCCCGTCTTCGTTGAGGCGTAGGTTTGCTTCAAGCACAAGAAGGTTCTGCCCACGCTTCAAGGCAATGAACGAATGGCCTCTAGCCCAACGCTCGTCCCACTTCTGATAAAGATACCAGCCGTTGCCGGTGCCTTTTGTGGTGATGCCCATGTCTGCGGCTGTAGTAAGCGGACCCCATAGGTCTTCCCGACTCCACATCTGCCACTGCTTGTAGCGAGCGAAGTTCCAGTCGAGCTTCGGATATACTTGGGCGAGCAGACCGTAGGTGAAAGACGAGCAGTCAATCTCTCGAGTGCCGGTGTCAATCAGAGTAGACGGAGCTCCGGGTATGCCAGGCGGGTAGTCCACCTTGTGCCCGTAAGTGTAGCCCTCCCAAACAGGAAGGCATGCTAGGATTCTGTTGCGGAGACGAGGGTTGCCCACCTCCGAAGGATACAAGCCAACAAGACACTGGTCCATCACGCCCTCACTAAGTCCCACCCAAGGGACATAAAATCGTAGTCTTCGGGTAACACGGTAGTCTGCACAAACACACCTGCGCAGGGCACATTCCTAAGACAGCGCATAACCCTGCCCAAAGTGATTGGGTCATACGCTCTGTCGGGCAGAATGAACAGAGCTCTAGGGCCTCCTAGAAGAGCGCCTGCGAGCGCGACGGCGAGCGCCACTGTCTCTACCCCTGACGGCACGACGATGCCTCCACCGATGCCAAGGCGGATGCGTCCGCCCGTCTCTGAGAACTCCGCCCTGCCAACCTGCTCGGGCAGGTAGCGGTTGATGCTGTCCTCCAGAGAATCGAACGCGCCCTTCACAAAAATGAGGGCCTCCGTTTCGACCTGTAGCTTGATGTCCCGGAACTTTACAATCTCTGCCTCGGCCTCCGCAAGGGCTTCTTCGGCTTCGTCCGGTATGTAGATGCCGTAGGAACACATATGCCCGATGGCTATGTTGAGTTCTCTCACCCGCTTTTGGGCGCGACGCAGTTCTGAAGCGGCCCACTTCTGAACAGAGACGAGAGCCTTGCGGTACGATCCGTGACGCCGCACCTGCGCGTCCCAGCCTGGGACATCGAGCACGATGGGATGATCGTCGTCGTCCATGTGTTGAAGCAGAAACTCGACTAGACGACTGTGCCCACCAGTGAGCGCGTCCATCGCCATCGAAACCACATTGTCGAAACGGTCACTACGGTCACCCCAGTCAACTTCCTCACCGTCCACAATGAGGTGGCAGTACAACTCCGCGCCCCTCGGAGCTAGGAACCGGAGGTCGGCTTTGCTCCGGACATCCTTGCCCGCCGCATCGAAGGCAGTGTCGAATGCTCCAAGCTCAATCGAATGGATGATGGAGCTTTTGCCTGACCCATTGCGTCCGTAAATGAGGTTGTACGGAGAGGCGAACTGCAGGTCAATCCTCCCCTTTACATTTGAGTAGATTGCCTCAATCATTTGTCCTCCCGATAAAGCTCTTGGTACATGTAGCCAGGCAGCTCGAACAACTTCTGCCCCATCGCTCTGTTGTTCTCTTCGTACTCTCTCTGTACTTGGTTTACCTTTCGGTTCACGGCCCTCTCTACTATGCTGGTGAGGTCGTTGGTTCTCTTATTGATTTCGATGAGGACAAGCGCAGTCAGGTCTTCCTTCATTCCCAACAACTTCGGGGCCTGGTCTATCCACTCTTGAGAGTGGCTTATGACTTTCCGCGCCCGTATCTCGGCACGATCTGCCTCTGCTCTGGCGAAGGCCCGGAGACGAATCATCTCATCCTCAAGGATGGCGACCCGCTCTTCTAGTTCACTCATGGGCGTGCGCTTCTTGTTTTCTGCGTAGCTCGCGATCCCCTGCTCAAGCCGGAGCTGTCGTACCCGACCCGCACTCAACGAATACTTCATAGCTAGAGCACGGTCTGTATCCGTACCCAACTCTTCCATAAGCTGCCTTCTAGTAGGCGACCACGCTTTGATGTTATGGTCCGGCTTCTTCCTCATGTGTCCTCCCTAGACATCTTTCCAAGTCATTCCAATCTCTGCTTCCGCAGTGAAGGTAACGTCGAGACCATCCACCTTGCGTGTCAAGGTTTCGTCAACGATCTGCTTGACCTCCTGCGCCCTGTCTTCTGGGACCGACAAGAGCACAGCATCGTGTAGCTGGTTGACCAACCCTATCTTGTTGTCGAAGTCGAAGGGGATATGCTTCTCCACTAACTCCAGCATGGACATGCCAACCACGGCAAAGCCCCCTGCCTGCACGCCGAAGTTGAGGATGGCGTTGTAGTCCTCCTCCGCAAAGTAGCGGCGGCGCATCCACACGCACTCGGCAGTGTGACCAAAGTTCTTGAACTGGTCGAGAGTGTTCTTCCACCACGCCTCGAACTCCGGGGCCTGGGACTTCCACCGTCGATGCAGTACGCGAATCTGGCGTAGGTCGTAGTGGGCGTACAGCATATTGCCGTCGTCGTCTTCTGCCCGTTGGATTATCTCGTGAACTTTAGGAGCGGACGCGCCGTATAGCGAGGCAAAGCAGATTGTCTTCGCGAGGTTGCGGAGTTGCTTGAACTGGCCCTTGCCCTTGCCCATCTTGGTATCCGGCGCACCTTCCGCATTCCAGAAGACGTCTCCGAACATGAGGTCTGCGGTGAGGTTGTGTGGGTCAATCTCTTTTTTCTCGAAGGCGTCGAGGTAGTGCTGGGCCTGTGCCAGTGCGGACGCGAAGCGTAGTTCGAGTTGATCATAGTCTGCACCGACGAAGACGCAACCGTCTGGAGGGATGTACATATCGCGTAGGTTATAGGGTATGTTTTGGAAGTTAGGGTTAGCAGAAGAGAGTCTTCCGGTAACTGTTCCGTGCGACTTATAGTCAGGGTAAACGTATCCATCTTTGACGTGGCCTCCATCAGGGCTGAAGTTTCGTATGTATGTGGAGAGTTGCTTCTCCGCTCGGCGGTAGAATCGAAGCGCCCGTATGAAGGCGAGCTGCTCCTCGTCCGCCAAAGGGTTGACCGACAGCACGCGGAGAGAGGCGGCGTCAGTCGAAGGCTCGCCCGACAGTGTGTAGTCGTGCGGAGGCAGCGCCCACTTGTCGAACAACAGCCGACGTAGCTGGGCGTGAGAGTTGGGGTTGACGCCAGGCTGGATTACCTGCAGTTCCTTACGCCACTTAAATGCAATCTCGTTCTGCTTTTCGAGATGCTTGAGCCTAGTGGGTTCATGAATGCGCATGCCCATCCGCCGCATACCAACACATAAGTTCTGGATGCGGTGGTCGATGTCAATCAATCCGGTCTGCCCACGGTCTCGAACCTTGTCGAGCAAAGGCTGCACAATCCGGGCAGTCACAGCCACGTCGGTGGCGCAGTATTGGTGGAGCTCCTCGTCTGTCTTGGCGGTCACGCCCGCGTGGTCAGCCTTCCATGCAGGCACGTCGGTATACACCGAGCCAACAAAGCCGAGGCCGTGCGGATACTCAGACGCCGCCAGCTTGTGGAGCAGTAGCGTATCTACAACTGGTGCAGGGGTAACACCCAGATGCTGCTCCACAACAAGCCGATCAAAGTAACCTGCATTGTGACCACAAATCCGAACTTTAGATTGCTCATCAAACACCTCGCGGAGCAGGTCTTTTATCACCCTCTCATCTTCCGGCGAGTATAATCTTGTGACCCCGTCGATACTTAGGAACCCCAGCAGTAAAACTTCATCTTCAGTTCCTATGCCTATACACCTCAAGCCTGCGGTCAGGGCGTCGATTGCGTCAGTCTCCACGTCATACGTCAACAACCAATCTTCTTTCTGAGCACGACAGAAAAATGCCCGCACTACATCTGGGGTAGGATTGTAATGAACGATGGGGTCTTCCCAGTTCAACCGTCCCCGATGGTGGCGAATGGCCTTCTGGACATCACTGTGCAGCACGGGCCTCAGATGCGGCTGCGCGTTGAGTTGATACGGATGGTAGGTAGGTAGAACCTTGAGGCCACCGGAGACCGTAGGGCCACCTCTGACAGCCTCCAGCGACGGGTTGCCAGGCAGTACAGCCTTGGCTGCTAACGGCCCGCAGGTGATGACGGTCTCGTACCGACTGAGCTCCTCCTCAACATGGCCTCGACATGCCTCGATCGGAGACATCTCCAGAGGCCTGCCCTCCGACTTCAGCTTCCGGTTACGCTTCTTCAGTAACTGGAGAAACATCTTCGGGTTGTCCTTCGGCCACCGACAACCGACTACATACCCGTAGTCTACGTTGTGCGGTTTAACACGAGCTGACTCCAAGGCGTCCTTCATGGCGACACCGTGCTCGTCTGCCCACGCTCTGCTCAATGCAGACGCCTGCTTGGATGGCGCATCGCCGAGCACGAGTACGGCGGAATCGTTGTGCAGAAAGTCCACACGACGCCATCGCCCCTCGGACTGCCAGTATTTTCGGAGCGGACAGTTATTGCATTTAGCTTTGTCAAAGGACATTGTCACCACCTACTTGAGGGACGTCGTCGTCAAGTCCCAGCACTCTATCAAACCATTGGAACCAAGAGTCAAACTCATCGGGGCCAGTGAACCCTAGGCCGGTGTACTTGCCGTCCTCTAGGTTTACTCTGCCCTTGTTTTTAAGTGCCGCAAATCCTGCCCGCTCCATTGGGGTGCAGTCCGCCGCCGGGACTTCCCATTCAAACAACAGCCGCTCTAGCGCGGCAGTCTCGGGAACGGTCAGCTCACTCATCAGGTGGGTCGAGTGTAATAAATGCAGGGGGCTCTCCCGTCTTTACCCCGGAGTAGACCAAGACCAGCGAGCTACACTTAGTGCAGGTCAGATTGGTCACAGTGTCATATATCGTAGAGCCCTCTGCTATGTGGTCTCCGCCCCAGATGAGCTCGGTGTCTTCGCAAAATAAACAGTTCATGGTTTCTCCAAAAGCGGGGGCCTCTGCGCGGACAGGCGCAAACAACTCAAACTACCTGCCCTAACTCTGTTCGAGGGTAGAGCCTGCAAAGACCCCAGCTTGAGATAAATGGGACGCCCCTCGAAAGGTAACCAGCCTCCTACCTAGCAGCGTAAAGGACAACACCACTGCCAAGATTGGGACGCCCCAAGATGATTAGAACGGCATGTCGTCGTCAGGCGTTAGTTCCGCCCTAGCCACGCGAGCCTCGGCTGCGACCTGGATGCGAGACACAGCCTGTGTTTCGGTAACCCACTCCGCTTCCGCGAACGACCCTTCACCAATCGGAGGGGTGAACTCAATCCACCCCTGCTGACCGATGACGTGCTTCTCGTCGTCCAAGCCCTCGTTCATGATCTGCCGCGCCTCCTCTCCACTGAAGCCAAACGACTCCAGCATTCGGACCCACCGTGCGCGAGGCCACTTGAGCTCCGCAGTCGGAATCAAGATGCGTCCGTAGCACACCTTGCCTTTCTGCGCGCCCTCGGTGACCTCGGCCATCCACGACATCATGTTGTTGCCGCTCTTGCTCACCTCCGGCTTGAGGTTCTTGACCTCAACCTGGTAGATGCCACGGGTCTCCAGCTTGCCGCCGGTCATATCGTCTGTCTTGGCTCTGAAAATAACAGCCATCTCACTCTCCCTTGCTACTAGAAGTTGGCGAAAAAATCGTCCAACAGGTTGGTTTTATGGCGGCGAATCACCGCGCGATCAATGCCATCGCTGACTGCCCAGCGAATGTGTCGAGGGTCTTTGCCCTCGTAAGCTAGCGCCATCTCTGGCCCGTTCTTGACAAGCCACTTCTTAACAGCGCGCTTGTCCTTGCCGCCGTACTCAGTAAGGCTATCGGCCACAGTGTCGGCGAGCTCGTCCATCCACTCCATGCCTTTGGGCCGAGGCAGGTCGTAACCTGTGGCAAGCATGACCTCGCGGATGTTTGTTGGGGAATAGTCAGGCATCATCGCGAAGCGACTGCCTGTAATAAACTCCGGGGTTGTTGCGGCTTGGTACACATAGGGCCACTGGCTCAGTGCATACGGGTCGTGCTTGATGCGGACCACGAAGTCTGCCATAGCAGGTATCTTCTCAGGCAGCTTCCATCCTGTGATGGACGGGTGTCCGGGGATGAACACGACATGGTTATCTCTGCTGACCTCACGGGGTGCGGTCTCGTGCATGAGCAGGAAGACGTGACACTTCGCGTTACGCGCTGCATCACGCAGCTTGTACATGGTCTTGTTCAGAACATCGAACGCTTTGAAGCCAGCGTTCTTCGGCACACTCTGAATGTGATGGAGCTCGGAGTCAGCGATGAGGCTGAAGTCATCGACGATGATCGCCTTGAACTTGCCCGATGCAGACGCCCGATTGATTACCTCAACCAGTTTCGCAACCCGAGTATCAGGGCTGACCACCCAGGTCTCTGGCTCGTAGCCGATGTACTCGGCGCACGACGTACCACCGACTGGCCCTATGTAGAGCGCGTCGTTGGGGAACGACTTAATCATCCCAAGGGTCTTGCCCTTCTTTGGCGCGGCGTAGATGATACCGAAGACAAACGGTAGCTTACTCATGGTGTCCTCCTTCTTTGGTCATGAGGGGTTTAACTAATGTTCGAGAGAACGCAACAAAACATTAGACATGTATGCGAGGTAGAGTGTGCACACGCCGTCAGGAATCATCAGGTAGGTGACGTATCGGGCGAGAGCAAAAGTGGGTGGACCTTTGGGATAGCCCCACCCGTAGATGCTTTTCTCGTAGCACATCGCGTGGACCAGTTCCTCCACTTGGTGGTACACACCATCGGGCTGACCTTCAGCACGCCACTCTGCGGCGCGGCCCAGTCCGATGGGACCGGCCTCACATGCATCGGGCGCACCGTCGATGTCGTTCGTGGCGTCTAGCACAATGTCGATGATGAGCGCAGCGTATGCGCTGATGTGTGCATCGTAGCTCATGAGCCGTACCCCTCTCGGCACATCGCTTTAGAAGCCTGTCGAAGCTGACGCTCGATCGCTCGCTTGTGCGCCTTAGCTTGCCGCGCCTTCCGACCCGACTTGCCTCGATGAAAGCAACCGTCGATGTCCTTCCGACCGTTGAAGAGTTTGGCCTTTCCTTGTTGCATGTTGTCCCTCGTGGTTGTGGCCCCCGAAGGGGCCGGT